TACAGATTCATATGGATCTCCTTCGTATTTAATTTTAGGTTCAACACCTGTGAATTCAAATTTTTTTTTATTTTTTGGACTTTTAGAAAATTTATTTTTATCAGCCATATTATTTTCTTATGAATTTTTACCATAAGCACGTCCTTTGCCTCTTTTGCAAATTCCGCCACCTTTTTTGTTTGATCTTTTTACAATATCTTTCATATCTTTGATATTTGCAAGAATTTCAACAGCGTCATAACGGTCAACTTTATCTGAAATGACTCCTTTAGAAACTAGATCTTTATATTTTTTATTATTCATTTTATATTATCTCCATCCTTTTTTTGCAATTTTGGGTTTACCTGATCTAACTAAACCACCTTTTCTATAATCATATCTTTTAGCATTTTCTTCTCTTGCAGATTGCATTTCTTTAGCTTTTGATTTATCTTTAGTTTCTCTTATTTTAGAATTTTCTTCTCTTGCAGATTGCATTACTTTAGTTTTTGATTTATCTTTATCTTCTCTTATTTTAGCATTTTCTTCTCTTGCAGATTGCATTTCTTTAGCTTTTGCTTTATCTTTATCTTCTCTTATTTTAGCATTTTCTTCTCTTGCAGATTGCATTTCTTTTTTAACACGTTGTGAGTAAGCTTCTGCTTTTTTTGCATCTTGCATTAATTTAGTTTCAGGCATTATGTTTCTCCTTATTTTTTATTCATATTTATCACATCAGTTGCCTTAAGTCCATATATAGCGGCCACTACTGAAACCCATAATCCAACTATCCACCAGGGCATCTCTTGTAATTTTTGAAAATACAAGTCAATCTTCTCTTGCATCTTTTCATCTTCTGCAAATACAGACCAAGCTAATAAAAATAACGGACTAGAAATTGTAAGAAGAACGAATTCGTCTTTCCAATCGTTTTTCTGGTTATCCATTATTTTTCCAGAGTACTCGATTTCTCCGCGTTTCATTTTTTCTACGTGTAATAATTTAGCTTCAGACATTGCTACGTCTGCTGCTTTTTTATTTTTGTAAATTTCAAGTCCAGATTTTAAACCTTGACCTAATAATCCCCACGGAAACATAAATTAATACGCTTTTGATTTTCTTTTTTTCTCTGCCAGTACTTTTCCTTGACCTTTAACTTCCATTTCAGGTCCACCTGTACCGATATAGTTAAAAGCTTTGTTAGCAGTTGTTTTTGATCTTGGATCAATCTCAATTTGCTGATCTGCAACTTTAACTTCTTTGATTTTATTCATTTTTTCCATATTAACCTCTTTTTTTACTTTTGCCTGCTTCAGAAAGAGCGATTGCAATCGCTTGTTTAGGATTTTTTACAATCTTTTTTGACTTACCACTGTGTAGTTTGCCAGATTTAAACTCCTTCATAACAGTTTTAACCTTTTTTTGTGCTTTTGTCATTTTTTTTCTCATATTATTCGTTGCCTCCACGCATTATGTTGATTTTTGGCATCATACTTTGTTGATTTTTCATCATTGAATCAGTGCTTGGTAAAGTTTTACTCAAGATTGTCTTTTCAATTGATGTATCAGCTCTTAAGTTAGCTAATTCTTTGTTTTGATCAAGTTTCTCTTCTTGATTAGATTGATTCATCATTGCTTTCATCTTATCAAGATTCATTCTATCCTTAGATTCTTGTTCTTTTCTGAAATTTTCTTGTGCTCTAAGATCTAACTCTCTTGATCTTAACTTAGCAATTGGATCATTATCAAATTGTGAAGTAATTTGTTTTTCTTCATTCATAAATTCTTCCATCATCTCAGCAATTAATTGAGCTTTTCTTGCTTCGATCTTTTGTTGCATCATCATTGCTTGTTGTTGAATCTGTTGAGCCATTTGTGGATTCTGTTGCACAATCATTTGCATCTGTTGTAATTGAACTAATTCATCTCTGAACTCTAATTCAATATGTTCTTGAGACATTAAACTAATATGCTCAAAAATATTTTTTTCTAATGATGCCATAATCATTGGATTGTTTCTTGCAATGTTAGTTGCCATAAAATTTAAGTGAGCTGTAATGTGAGCTCTGTGGTCTTGACCTGGAAATGCTTGAAACTGTCTACCACCTAATGCATCAATATGTTCTAATGCCGGATCTTTTGGCATTGGTTGCATAGGTTTAATTAAAACTTGATCAACATTTTTTACACCTAATGCATCATACATATTTCTATATGCTTCATATAAATTATGCATCTGTGGATTAGATTGTGCCAGCTGCAATTCCGTTTGCGCTAGGGAAATACGCTGTGTCTGAGAAAATATATTGGGGTCTGCAACTGGCAATATATCTACTCTATCATCAAAGTCTGCTTGTTTAATTAGCCTCTGACCCCCAACGACATCATACGGATATTCTTGTGGTAGATATAACTTGAATACTCTAGCTAAGATTCTAAACTCATTTTTTAAAGCTGAGTAAATTCTTTTATGAATAGCTGACATTGTTCTTGATCCTCTTTCAAGAAGAGCAACTGTCGTACCAACTGCTGCTTGTTGATTTCCATCACCAACTTGTAAATCAGCAATTGAAGCAAATCTTTGACCTGCTTGTACTACTATTCCCATTAATGATAATAATGTTTGAGATGGTTCTTTGAATGGTAACATCATGAAAGAATCTCTTAAATTTCCTCCTGGTGCATCTACATCTCTAAATTCTCCTGGTTGAATAGACTGTGCATCATCTCTAATTCTAATACCTCTCATCTTAAATCCAGCAGGTAAATTAGATAATGTTCCTGCATCTAATAATTGTCTTAACGCACTTGTTGCAGTTCTAGATAATCCACCAATCATATGAATTAAACCAAATCCATAGAAACCTAAACCTGGTAAAAACTTAAAGTGTACAAAGTATTGTATCTTTTTTCTTTTTGGATCGCCTGCTTCATAGTTTCTTCTAATAGCTAAAACTTCTCTTGATCCTTCTTCTAAAGTTACAATGTATGGAATTTTAATTCCAGAGGGCTCACCAGTTTGTGGATTTACATCTTCGAATCCTTCTAGATCTAAATCAACATGACATTCTAATAATGTATAAACATCTTCATCTCTTGTTTTAGTAACTCCTTGAAGTTCTCTTTCTTTTTTCTCAACATCAGTTTCATTGTCAGCAGGTTTACCAATATCTACATCTCTATAAAAACCAGCGACTTGTTGTTTTCTTAATTCGTTTTCAGAAATTTTTACACGATGAATAATTGAATCCGCATCGTCTAATGAGGTAGCCGTGTACGGAACAATTAAATCATCTGCAGGAACAAATTTGCTTACCGCTCTTTGTTCCATATCGTCATAGTAGACTTTCTTAAAAGCTGAACCTGCCAATGGCAAGTTAAATAACATTTGATCAAACTCTGGTTCATATTCTTTCATCTGATCCATAATTTGATAGTTCATAAAATCTTTTACTCTTTGAGCTTGTTGAGTTTTTTCTGGAGTTGATACTCCTAAAGTTTGAGTTCTTACTGGACCATCTGCTGGTAATAATTCTTTGTAAGCTAATGCTTGAAATTGTGTAACCGCTTCTGCAAGTACAGGATGCGTTGCACCTGATGCACCAGAGAATGGTTCTGTTCTATTATCATATTTAAAACCTAATAAATCTAAACCTGTTGTATAAGTTTTTTCCCAATCTTTTCTAGATGCAGAGTTATCCATATATCTAGAATTTAAATCAGATGCTAATGAACCTAAAACATCATCAGGTAAAAATTCTGCTAAGTTTGCATAATGCTCATCTCCACCTTCTGGTGAAGCTGCTGCTGGGTCTAAATTAATATCAACTGAACCATCTTCGTTTTGTTGAATCTCTACATCTTCAGGTGCTTGAGCTTGTTGCTCTGCTTCTTGAACAACTTCCTCTTGAATCTGTTCTTCACCTGGAAGATTAAATTCTTTTCTAGGTTCGTTTGGTAATGCTTTGTCTACGCTGTCGAAATTGTCTGCCATTTATTTTCTCCGTATTCTTGATAGGTTTAACAGTATTATAAGATAAATTCAAGCCTTGACTCTGGGGCCCGGATTCAGGAGGCACCGTTCTTGTAAGTCTTTTAACCATTTATTGATTTATCTTTCTAATCCTATTGATGTATTCAGTTAAAGTTTCATTTGGTAGTACTAAAATGCCTTTTTCATAAGCATCAATTAAATCTCCATAACTCTCTTCTTCATTGCTTCCAGTGCCACCAGCGAATTTTTTTCTCAAACGTATAAAAGCTTCTGGCTCCTCAGTAGCTGTGTCATATCTAACACCTGCACTTAATCCTTCTCCATCTTTGTTATATTCTAAACCGATATTATGGTCGAAGTCAGATTGTTTGAAATTAAATTCTGGAACACTTATTCTTCCATATCTAATATCATCTACTAATTTAATTTTTTCTGTAATTGGAATATTTAATCTTGCAACAGCATTAATCAGATCAACTTCATCGCCTTTAGAAGCAGAAGCTTCTACATTAATAAAATCTTTTATTGATGAACCTTGACCAAAATTTTTTCTATTTTCTTCTATTAAAGAAGCGTAAGGATTTTGTACTAAAGACCGAAAGTCTCCGGGCATTACACACCCATTCTAGCTTCAGCTAAAGTTTGTCTCATAAACTCTTGAAATGAAATTGGTTGTAGACCTTGTTCTTCCATAGAGAAAACATATTGTCTATATGCATCCATAGCAGTTCTGTCTCTACTTTTAGCCATTTTGATAGATGGTGCGCCTTCTCTTTTACCCATACCCATAATATATTCATCTAATAATTCCATTTCATCATCAGATAATTCTATAAGTGGTTTTTTGAAAATTTGTAAAGAGATGTCATTTCTCTCAGCCATTGGGTCTGGTCCTGAAGCCATCATCTTATCATTCTTAAGACTCTTGATCCCTGAAGCCTGATTCTTAGGAATATTTAAAATTTGTCTAATGTCCTGCATATCTTCACTTGATGGTCCTTCCATTTCTGGAATATCATCTGGTGAACCTACTGCATATTTTGATCTCATCATAATAACTAATAATACACTTTTTGACTTCTTTGTAAAGGTTCATCTTTGTAATCTTCTGGGTGATTTATTAAGCCACCTTGTCTAAATCTCATTACGGCCTGAGTCATAGAATCCACTAAATCGTCGTGATCTCCATATGGAAATGCTGCACATTCTTCAATAACTTCTTGAGCAAATTCCATATCCAAAGGTGCATAGATTCTACCAGATTCAAATAATGGTGAAACAGAATTAACTCTAGTATGTTTATCATTACCTTTTGATGGAGTAAAATTTAATATAGGTATTCCCATTTTTCTTAATTCATAAGTCAGTGGTAAGCCAGATGCTTTTGATTCAACGATTATGGTTTCCGGGTTCCAGTATCCATATTGTTCTAATGCAACTCTTCTAAGTTCTGGAAATTCATATCTACCTTTTACTGCATCTAATAATATTAAACATTGTCCTGAATCTTCAGTGGGTTGAAATACTCCCCAAGTTGTAATTGCAGAATAATCGGCAGTTTCTTTTTTCATAAAAGCTGTATCGTAAGATTGTATGACGTGTTGAAGAGGTGGAATATTTCCTTCCCAATCTTGCCACCATTCTCTTTTGATCAATGCACCTTCTTCACCTGTTGGGTTTTGCATATATTGTGCATTCCATTTTGATAATGGAATAGAAGCTCTTACAGCTTCCAAATCTTTAATGTTCCAGTATTCTGGCCATAATGGTTTTCCTGATGGAAGGATCGCAGGAAATTCTATTACTTCCCACTGATCAGCTTTAGGTTCTTTCTGTGCTCTGATTAATCTACCAGCTAAATCTTTTTCATTCCATCTTGTCATTACAATTACAATTGTTCCACCTGGCTGAAGACGTTGACGTGGACCAGATGTATACCATTCATAAGTTCTATCTAGAGCCTGATTGTTCATAGCATCTTGTTCAGTATGTGGATCGTCAATGATTAATAAATCAGCACCCCTTCCAGTAATAGCAGAACCAACACCGGCAGCATAATATTCACCACCTTGTTGTGTTTCCCATTTACCAGCGGCTTGAGAATCTTCTTTTAATCTTGTTTGAAATACTTCTTTGTATTCTGGACTATCCATCAGTTGTTTTGCTTTACGTCCAAACCTTACAGATAATTCAGTTGTGTTAGTTGATTGAATAATTTTTAATTTTGGATTTCTACCTACCATCCATGCTGGTAATAGGTAAGATGCAAATTCAGATTTAGTATGTCTAGGTGCCATATTAATAATAACACGTTTAACTTTACCATTTGCAATATCATTAAATTTTTTAGCAACTTGTTTATGATGAGACCCTTCTACAAAATCGGGCCATACATGTTTTACAAAAGCCATAAAATCATTTCTGATTTTAGATTCTTTTTGTTTATCTTTCCATTTAGCCATCACTAATGCTAATTCTCTTTTTACATCAGGTGGCAGCTTTTCAAATTTTTTTAATTTATCAATATCCATAAATTGCATTCAAAAAAATTTTCTAAAAAATTTTTTCAGATATGTTTTGAATCCACAAAGTATTTTTCGTCTTTAAATGTTTAGATCCGTGTTTAAATACGAAACCCTAGGGACCCCTTTTTGATTTATGTATAATTGATTATATAGAAAATTGCAAATTCCGAATCGGCTTGGTACCTCTATCATAAACAATGGCGCCCGCTAGGGCGCCATTACAACCACATAGGAGGTATGTGTTCTGTGCCCGGCGGTGCGACATATTGTCGCACCCCAGTTAATTTACTTGACAGTATTAATCTAACAACACCATATATTCTTTAGCGAAGTACTGTCTAAACCAATTTAATCCTTTTCTTACTTTGTCCCACATTTCAGAACTACCATCGCCATAGTTTCTGTCTGTGATACTGGCATTATATTCATAGTATAATATGCCATCTCTAACTGACTTAACAAACTGCGGCACCTCAATCGGTTCGCCTGAGAAATGGTTCTCTGCAATTACTTTCTCAGTAGTTAAGAAATAAGATGGAATATTAAATGGCAACTTATAAACCTTGCCGTTATATTCTATTGTCTGTTTGTTTTCTTTAGTCATTCTTTCTCCTTGTTGTTTATGTGCCTATTATATCAGATCCCTGGTCCCTGATCCATTGGACAAATTGTCGCACCCTGCAGAGCCGGGGGGGGGGGTGGTGAGTGAGTGAGTTCGTTCGAGTGCAATTAATATATACCACCGCCGTCCCCAGCCACCGACCTAAAATATCACATAAAAAAAGTTTTGTCGATTGGACAAATTGTCGCACCCTAAAATGGATAATAAAAAACCCCGCACCCGAAGGGTGCGGGGTGTATGAAATATTATATTCTAATCTATTTTTAATTTATTAATTAAGTTTCTCAGTAAATCTAAACCCATTTGCTCATTCATTAATGAGAATGAATCTGATTGGTTTGTTTCAGAATGATAAACATTTACATTCTCAATAGAATTAATATGAGATTTAATTGACTCAATTACTGTTTCTCTTGTTTCGTGATACTTTGCCCATTTGTCGTTCATACTTTCTCCTTTGTTGTTCATAGGTGCATTATATCAAATAATGCACCCATAGTAAATTGGACAAATTGTCGCACCCTAAGTTCTTTCAACACTTTCTATAACTGTTTCAGTATATGCCGGTCTAGTTCCCCAATTATATTCCTCAGCGGAATGTTTAATCTTCTTAACTTCAACCGGAGTTTCTAGTGGCTCCGGTCTAGGTGCTATCCTAATGAAAGATTGTAAATGTTCATTGATATAATCTGTCATACATCTTTGACCACAAAAATAATTCCACATACTTTCATAATTACTTTGATACCAACGCACTCGTCTTGTTCTTAATACCTTACTACCTTTAACACCTCTAACCCTATCTTGCGTTCTCTTTTCGTGACAATGTGTTCCGTGACACCAACTATGTCTGTCGCTCATACTTTCCTTTCTGTTTCTGTTCTAGTTCCCAAAGTTTTCTTTCGCAATGTCGTTCCATTAACATTGCGATTATATAAAATATGCAACCTATTGTTATAAAAACAAAGGCTATTAAACTTATTACTAGTTCTAGTGTCATTAGTTTGCCCTCTCATTTTCTACATCATAAATTATAGAGTAGTTTTTAGCAGTTCTATAATTCTGTGCGTCAAGATCAAAGTAAGT